TAATTGTGGTGCATGTCAAGTTTCACAATTTAAAGCATCTTCAACATTAAGTGTTTTAGGGTCAGATGATTCAACTCTAGCACACTTCTTAGTGGTTGCTGGTGGTGGAGCTGGTGGTGGAGCTGGAAACAACTCTGGAGGTGGTGGAGCTGGTGGATTAAGAACTTCTTTTGGATGTGCAGGAACAAGATCACAAAGATTATCTTTATCACCAGGTGCATACCCTATAACTATTGGTGGTGGTGCTGCAGCTCCAAGTGGAACAACTCAAGGTGCATCTGGTAGTAATTCAAGTTTTTCAATTATAACAGCCTCTGGTGGTGGTGGAGGTGGACAGGGTTGTGGCCCTGGACCAAGTCAACCAGGTGCTAGTGGTGGATCAGGTGGTGGAGCATCTTACAATAGACCAGGTCCATGTAACGCTTCAGGTAATGCTGGAGGTTTTATAGCACCCGAGGGTAATTCTGGTGGTGGAGGTCAAGCTGGAGGTTCACCATTTATTTCAGGTGGTGGCGGTGGAGCTGGAGAAGCAGGTAATACTGATGGTCAAGGACATGGTGGAGATGGACTAGCAAGTTCTATCACAGGAAGTTCAGTAACTTATGGTGGTGGTGGCGGTGGTACAAATGAAGGATCATCTTTCCCTGGTGGAGATGGTGGTGGAGGAGCTGGTGCTGGAGGAAACTCAGGACCTCCAGGAGCATCTGGATCAGCAAACACTGGTGGTGGCGGTGGTGGTGGAAATGACAGTGTACAAGGCGGTGGAGGTGGATCAGGTATTGTAGTTGTTAGAATGCCTGGAAGCACTTGTATGTCAGCAGCGCCAGGAACTAATAGTGTAACAACATTACCAAGTCCAGCAGGAGGCTGTAAAGTAGCCTCATTTACTGTATCAGGAACGTTGACTATAAGTTAAAATTAAATTATAAATATAACATTTAAGGAGTAAGAATATGGCACATTTCGCAGAACTAAAAGCAATGACAGATCCAACAGGATTTACGTCAGATTCACATCAAATAGTGCAAAGAGTTGTTGTGGTAGGTAATGATGTATCTACAGCAGCAGGACCATTAGGAGAAAATGACATGCACGTAGACGGAGAAAACTGGTGTGTTAATTTTTTCAAAGGTGGTATTTGGAAACAAACTTCTTACAATAACAATTTTAGAAAAGCTTACGCAGGAATAGGTATGGTTTATGATCCTGTAAAAGATAAATTTTTAGGACAACAACCTCACGCTTCATGGTCATTAGACTCTAATGATGATTGGCAAGCACCAATAACATATCCTTCAATTACAGAAGAAGGTGAAGTTATTTACATAATATCTTGGAACGAAGATAAATATAACGCTGACAACACAAAAGGTTGGGAAGCAAAAAAATCAGACGACGAGGCGGAAACTCCAACAATTTACGATTGGAACGGCACAGCTTGGGTGTCCGCATAGGAGGACACAATGCCAAGAAATAAAGTTGGCTCATCAAACGGCGGAGTAATTGGAAAAACGAATAAAAGTTCGTTTGGTAAAAATAAACAAACTGTCAAAACATCATCTGGTGATGTAACTCTTCAATCAGGAACTAGAATTATACAAACTTTATTAGTTGGTGGTGGTGGAAGTGGTTCACTAGGTGCTTCATCAGGAAATCAATCTGCTGGTGGTGGTGGAGGTGGTGGTTTAAGAAATTTAACAATTAATGCGAATGGGACGGTTCCAGTTACAATAGGTGGTGGAGGTGCTTCTACAGGTCCCTCTGAAGGTTTTGGTGTAACTGGTTCAAACACATCTATTGTTGGTTGTGGAACAACTTATACAGCCGCTGGTGGTGGAGGTGGTGGACGTGCAGGTGGATCTGGTGGTGGAGGTGGTGTAAATTTTGGATGTAATCCCGAATATAGTGTATGTGGTTCTGCAGGTAATACACCTCCTGTTAGCCCTCCTCAAGGAAATGATGGAGGAGCAGGGCAAGCTTTTCAAGGTGGTGGTGGTGGCGGTGGAGCTGGAGCTGCTGGTAGTGATGCAGGCCCTCCTAAAGATGGAGCAAATGGTGGTGCTGGATTAGATGTAAGTCCTGATTATCCAGGAACACCTAACTCTGGAGTATATGCAGGTGGTGGCGGTGGATCAAGAGGTGGTCCAAGTGCGCCAAGCACAGACGGATCAGGTGGACCTGGTGGTGGTGGAGCTGGTAACGGAAGTGGAGGAAACGCAAACACAGGTGGTGGTGGAGGTGGAAAATATGGACCTGGCACATCTGGTGGAGGTGGTTCAGGTATTGCAGTTGTAAAAGAATTAAGTAAAGCAAGTGGTGTGTGGTCAATGCAAAGTCAATTTAGTGCCAAACAAGATGGAACATGGCCAGAAAGATTAATATCAACTCCTTTAAACTTTTTAGTAGTTGCTGGTGGTGGAGCTGGAGCTACTCAGGGTGGTGGTGGAGGTGCAGGAGGATACAGAGCCTCTGGTTTTGGACCTTCTCCATTAAGAGCTTCTTCAATAACAATTACTGATGCACCAGGTGCTTTAATAAATATTACAGTTGGAGCTGGAGGTTCTGGATCTCCAATCACTCCAGAAAATGAAGTTGGAACAAGAAACGGTAGTGATAGTATAATTAATCCTGGTTCCACTGAAGGAACTGACATGATCACAGCTTCTGGTGGTGGTGGCGGTGGTGGAAGAACTGGACAAAACGGAGGTTCTGGTGGTGGAGGAGGAACTGGAACACCTGGGCCATCAAATGGTGGTACAGGAAATACACCTCCTTTTAGTCCAGCGCAAGGTACGAATGGTGGAGAAGGTATTCGTGCTGCAAACCCAAGTAACCCTGGAGCTGCTGGAGGTGGTGGAGGGGCTACTGAAGCTGGTGTTTCTGGATCAGGAACAACAACTGGAAGAGGTGGTGCGGGTGCGCCTAACGATATTACAGGAAGTTCTTTATCATATGCTGGTGGTGGAGGTGGTGGATCTTTTTCTTCTAACACTGGTGCTTCAGGTTCTCCATGTGGAACTGGTGGAGCTGGTGGAAACGGTGGAAGTCAATCTGGAGGTAGCAGCACAGGTGGAGGAAATGCTACTGCTAATAGAGGTGGTGGCGGTGGTGGAGCTGGTAGAGATGGTGTAGGTGGAATGAATGCTCCTAACGGTAATGGTGGTTCAGGAGTGGTTGTTGTTAGAGGACCAAGTAGTGTAACATTTACAGTTGCACCAGGATGTAATTCAACTTCGACACACCCAGGTGGTGATAAAATAGCCACATTTAATGTAACTGGAACATTAGCAATAACATAACATTGACAGTCATGTAATTGTTGATATAAGAAAGATATAGAAAGATGCAACTAACAAATTATTATTGGTATTTTCAATCAGCAATCCCAGAGCGTATCTGTGATGAAATTGTAAAGTATGGTAAATCCATACAAGATCAAATGGCTGTTACTGGTGGTTATGGTAATAAAAAATTAAATCAAGCACAAGTAAAAGATCTAAAGAAAAAAAGAAATTCAAATATTGTTTGGATGAGTGACAGATGGATATATAAAGAAATACAGCCATACGTTCATCAAGCAAATGCTAATGCAGGTTGGAATTATCAATGGGATTATTCAGAGGCATGTCAATTTACAAAATATGAAAAAGGTCAATTTTATGATTGGCACTGTGATAGTTGGGACAGACCTTATATTAGGGAAAACCCAAACGCACCTGATCATGGTAAGATAAGAAAATTATCTGTAACTGTAAGTTTATCAGATCCAAAAGATTATAAAGGTGGTGAACTAGAATTTGATTTTAGAGATAAAGATCCAGATAAAAAACCAAACATTCAAAAATGCACAGAGATACTACCAAAAGGATCTTTAGTTGTATTTCCTGGATTTGTTTGGCATAGAGTATGTCCTGTAAAAAAAGGATCTAGATATAGTTTGGTTATTTGGAATTTAGGGTGGCCATACAAATGAGTTTTCCAACAAAATTAAATTTAGAAGAGTATTTTAAATGTCCAATATGGTGGGCAGATGAACCTAAGTTTGTAAAAAAATTAAACAAGGCATCTGATAAATACATAAAGGATGCACAAAAAAATTTAAAAAAACAAATAGACAATAGAAATAAAAAATTTGGTGATAAAGGAGATATGGGTCATGTGTTTCACTCAACTACTTTAATTAATGATCCTAAATTTAAAGAACTACAAGACTATATTGGCGCGACTGCAAATAATTTATTAGGAGAAATGGGTTTTGATTTAACAAATTATCAAGTGTTTACTACAGAAATGTGGGTGCAAGAGTTTGCTAAAAAAGGTGGTGGACATCACACTTTACATACACATTGGAATGGTCACATATCTGGTTTTTATTTTTTAAAAGCATCAGAGGCAACATCTATGCCAATGTTTGAAGACCCAAGACCAGGTAATGTTATGAATCTTTTACCAGAAAAAGATAAATCAAAAGTCACATATGCAAGTTCACAAATTCATTATAAAGTTCAACCAGGCAGAATGATATTCTTTCCATCTTACATGCCACATCAATATATTGTTGATATGGGCTATGAACCATTTAGGTTTATACATTGGAACTGCCAAGCGATACCAAAAGGAGTTTTAAATGTCGTTTAAAAAAAATAAATACAGTGTTTTAAAAAATGCAATATCAAAAGAGTTAGCAAATTTTGTATATAGTTATTTTAAAAATAAAAGAAATGTAGCAAAAGTATTATTTGAATCTAAATACATTTCACCGTTTACGGAATACTGGGGTATATGGCATGACGAACAAGTACCTAACACATATTCACATTATGGTGATCTTGCTATGGAGACTTTGTTGCAACAAGTAAAACCCGTTATGGAAAAACATACAGGATTAAAATTATCTGAAACATATTCATATGCTAGAATTTATAAAAAGGGTGATGTATTAGCTAGACACAAAGATAGATATTCTTGTGAAATATCTACTACTTTAAATTTAGGTGGTGATGACTGGCCAATATATTTAGACCCAACTGGTAAACAAGGGCAAGCTGGTATTAAAGTAAAACTAAACCCAGGTGACATGTTAATATATTCTGGATGCGATTTAGAGCATTGGAGAGAAGAGTTCACAGGCAAAGACTGTGGTCAAGTATTCTTACATTACAATAAAGCAGGATCTAAAATGGCAAAAGAAAATGCTTTAGACAAAAGACCTTTACTAGGTCTACCCTCATGGTTTAAGGGTGCAAAGTTGACTAATTCTACAAAATAGTCTATACAATAGACTGGTAGGGAGAGACACCACCACACCCTCTCCCTGCTTTTAATCTATTAATTAACTGTAAAATAGGTATAATGGATTATTATGCTACAAAAGATAGGTTTTCAGCCAGGTATAAATAAACAAATTACAGACACAGGAGCAGAAGGTCAGTGGACAGACTGTGATAATGTCAGGTTTCGTTATGGTATTCCAGAAAAAATAGGTGGTTGGAAGCAATTAGGTGATAGTAATCTCACAGGAGCTGGTCGAGGACTACATCATTTCGTAAATAGTTTAGCTAGAAAATACGCTATCATTGGTACAAACAGAATTTTATATGCTTTCTCTGGAGGTGTATATTACGATATACATCCGATTAAATCTACAACCACGCTTACAAGTGCATTTACCACGACCAATGGATCACCGACAGTTACAATAACTTTTTCTAGTCCACACAGCATATCTGCACAAGACATAATATTATTAGATAATTTTTCTACAATTACTAATTCAAACTTTGTAGAGGCAGATTTTAAAGATAAAAAATTTATGGTGACATCTGTGCCCACAAGCACAACACTAACTATAACTATGCCATCAAATGAATCAGGATCTGGTGCAACAACATCAGGTGGTATTAGAGTACAACATTATTATCCTGTAGGACCAGCCGTACAAGCAAAAGGTTTTGGTTGGTCGCTAGGATCTTGGGGCGGTACAGTTGCTGGTAATCCAACAACCACACTACAAAATGGTATTACAGATACAGCAACAACAGGTATTATATTAGTAGATGCATCACAGTTTCCAACTGCAGGAACAAACTTTTTACAAATAGATAGTGAAGAAATATCTTACACGGGTATCGCAGCAACAGGAGAACTTACAGGTGTAACTAGAGAAGTGGGTGGAACTACAAAAGCAGCCCACAGTGCAGGGGCAACAATTACTAGTAC